CAGTAGGTGAACGGATTGCAGAGCAGCAAGAGCAATTGCTAGCTGGTAAATATAAAGATGCTGAAGCTTTAGAGAAAGCATATATTGAATTGCAATCTAAGTTCAGTACTGGTGAACGAGAAGAAGCACCAGCAAAAGAAGAAGCTACTAAAGAAGAACCACAAGAACAAGAAGTAAATTTCTTTGATGCTTTGTGGGAAGAATCACAGAGTGATAAAAAAGGATTCTCTGAGTCTATCCAAAACAAGTTGGAAGACATGAGTAAATCTGATTTAGCTGATGCTTACCTTGACGCTCGTAGCAAACAAAATCAAAAGCCTAAAGGTGACATCACACAGGCTGATATTGATAGCGTCAAGGAAATGGTTGGTGGTGAAAAGTCATATAAGACTATGGTTGAGTGGGCACAGAAATCATTCAACAAACAAGAAGTCTCCATGTTCGATAAAGTAATCGAGAGTGGAGATCGTGCATCTATCTTCTTTGCTGTTCAAGCCTTGCAAGCTCGTTATGCGAGTTCAGAAGGCGTTGAAGGTAAGTTGCTTACAGGTCGTTCTCCAAGACCTGAGAGTAAAGATGTATTCAAGAGTCAGGCTGCAGTTGTCCGAGCTATGAAGGATGCTAAGTACGATTCTGATCCTGCTTATAGGCAGGAAGTAATGGAGAAACTTTCACGTTCAAATATCGATTTTTAATTATGCCTTACGGACCTGGTACATACGGAACAAAGAAAGGACGTCCTCCTGTTAAAAAGTCAACAACTAAAAAAAAGTAAACCCTAATTAATTATTTAAATGAAAACTATTATTGCTACTGGTATCCTCCTGTCCATTGCTGCTCCGGCAGTTGCTGGACCCTATGCAAACATCGAGAACAACGCCTCTTACAGAGATTCTCAATTTGGCTCTGGTCTAACTGAAGTCCACGCTGGTTAT